GCCGCCCGATGCGTCGCCGCCAGTAGTGATGTAATCAGCATCAATGCCAAGGTTATGAACAGATTCGGCAGTGAACGTGGCAACACCAGTGACTGCCAACGTACCGCCGATAGTCGCATTGGTTTGCACCGCCAACGTGCCAGCCGTAAACGTAGCCGCCGAAGATGCCGACACGATAGAACTGTTCAGCACAAGTCGAACAGTCGAATCAGTGGCGGTACTGGCCTCCAGCGCCAGCCCGATAAACGTATTTCCGGTTGATGTCGCGGTTGCAGCGCCATTGGAAACAGTCCCACCATACGGGCTGCCGTCGGTATCCCAGTACATCGGAGTCCCTGCTGCAACAATCGCAGCGACCTGCGCGAAGTCAAAGACACCTTCGACGGCAATAGCTCCGAGATCGCCCGAATCAATCGCCGTATTTGCGACCCCGACCATACTGGACTGAATTACCACGTCCCCAGCGTCAACATCGCTGGCAGGCGTATAATCAACCATCTTCCCAGGAGCAACGTAGGTTGCATCCGCCGCGTACCCATACACAGCCATCACCAATACCGCCAAAACACTCATGATCGTCTTCATCTTTTGATTCCCCTTCTCTATTCCTGCTTGATTGGCTTGGGTGACGCGACCCTGTGCCGCGCCACCATTTACCATATTGTTTACGCACCAGTTGAATACACAGCAGCCCGCCACTCGGCAAAGGCAACACCGTAATCATAGTAGCACCGCATCTTGATTCCGAGATACTCGAACTCAGCATCCGCCGTCTCAACAAACGGCTCTTGGCGTCCATTCAAAAACGCGGACTCCATCAGAGGAATACCCATCGGATTGGCTACCAGTAGCCACGGGGCCGCGCTCAGATAGCGTGACTTGACGGGATCGAACATTCCGGCATAGCGATTGCCTGCCGTTGTCTTCGACGTTCCGCCAATCATGTTCTGACTGATGAACAGATCACGCGCCGGGCCGCTTGCCGTGCTGCCAGTAAGTAACATCGATGCTTCTGTCCCGAGCGGGTTTCCGTCTGCATCCGACAGCGCGTCAAACAGCGTCTCAGCCGCTGCAAGAGTTGCGCTGGTGAGAACTCCGGTGGTCGTGTTTGCGTGGTCCGCTGTGAATGCCGTAGCAACCGCCGCCTCAAACGCCGCCCAGAAGTCGGTATTGAAGGTGCGGGCCGCAGCAAACCCAAGCTTGCGCGGGATGTCCGACAGCACGCCCAAGTCATCGTTGATGATGTCCTTGCGAGTTACGCCGATCATCAATGCCTTGGTGCCTGCCTGTATGCTGCGCGTCTCGTCAGAGAGCGAACCATGCTGAATCTCGCCATCACCCGCCAGGGACTGAAGCAGATTCGCCATTACCAACCGGACGCCAGTATTCGCCTTGAAGTCCACGACGGGTCGAACTGCCGACACGCGACGCCAGGACTGCTCGACGTTGCCATACCCTTCAGCAATGAACTTGTTGGCCACGTTACTGAGCACGTTGGCGATATCCCGAGTTGAGAACGCGGCCTGCAAGAACTCCCGCGTCTCGTGGCGCGTATATTCCAACACCTTTCCAGTTGCGGCCATTCCAGCCCGTACCAGATCTGTAAAGCTGTTGATTCCGAGGTCGTGAGCCTTTTGACACGTTTCTGCACCGTGTACTTTTTCGACGTCCTTCAGTCCTGCCCGTATCGAAACAGCCGCTGCGAGGATGTCGTTGCTGACTTCCTTGCCACGCATTCCGACAATGGCCGGAGTGTCAGGGCGCTTGTTCTGCTTCCGCTCTGCGGCAAGTTCCGCCTTTGCGACGGTCAGCTCAGTGCGCTCAGGAGTCCATCCGCCCTCGATTGCCTGCTTCTCGATCTCCGCGTGCTCCTTTGCCACTACGTTTATCGCGCTGATTCTGCTCGTTTCCGCAACTGCGTCCGCGCGAATCTGCTCGGCGGTCGGTTGCCCGTCATCTTTGGCTGCCTCAATAGGCTTGCCATTCTTGTCAACTTTCATGCTGACTCCTTCACTGTTTGGCGCAACCGGTGCGCCTTGTTCTGCTGCGATTTTGGCGGAGGTACTTCCGTCCGCTCCCATCGGCACTACTGAAACCTCGTTGAGTTGTCCGGCCTCGATCAATGTGAATGGACCCTGCAATGTCTGACCGTTCACCTCAACTTCTACGCCCGCCTCAACCTCTCCATGCTTCTGCGGATTGACACCAACACTTGCCTTGAATTTGAACCCATCCACCGCCAACGCTTTAACACGCTGTGAAGTGGCTCCATCGCCCATGATCTCGCCGGACATTGCAAGCGTCTTGCTGTCGTTTGAAATTGCTGTAGTCTGCCCGAGTATGCCGTCAATGCTGCTCATGTTGTGGGAGTACAGGATCGGTACAGACTCAGCCGCAACCAATCCGGCAAGGTCGATCACAACCGGCCCCCAATATCCCACGCTCATTATCCCACCGCTGTATGCCTCAATCTCGATGGTCGGCAGTTTGGCCGCTTCGCCTTCGACTGCCGCCGCTGCGGTAATCTTGCATTGTCCGATTGCTACGATAGGGTGTTTCATTTCTTGGGCTCCTCGTCTGGTGGTTCAACAACTTCGATGGTTTGTGATTGTGGTTCGGCGCAAGGGAATGGAGCCGGTTCAAGTTCGGCGTCAAGACGTGCCTTGTTCCATTCGGCCTCGGCCTCAACGCGTTCCTTGATCCACTGAGAGGTTTCACGCTTCCAGTCGGCACCGTGTTTCGCCCAATACCGCGCCCTAGTCAGCGTGCCGTTATTCAGCCGTGTCTCATCGGCGTTGGCTTCCTTTGCTGGGTCAACATGACCGCGCCCGGCGAAGTGCCATTCATGGTCTTGCAGCTCGACAACCTGCGCCGCGGTAAGGGCTGCGGTGATGCGATACTCGCCAAGCCATGCCGCATAGACACGGTTGAGAACATCGTGCGTGATCTCCGCCCGTTCAACCTCTATCCCCCGGTCGTAGGTCTGATGGTCGAGGCGGCCTGATGCGTAGTTGTAAGACGATGAATCGCACGCCGCTATGTTATAAGGCATGGAGATACAGCGTGCGGCCTCGTTGATGATTTCCTTCTTGAACATCGCGTATGTGGTGGCTGGCTGCTCTGCCTTGAGTTGCGACAGTTCCCACCCTTCCGGCAAGCTGACAAGGTTGTTGCGCGCAATCTCAATCATCGTCAGTGGGTCAGAGAGCGATGCTGTTTCATCTTCAGGGAGGTTCGTCGTCTGTATGACGCCGGAGATTTCAGCGGCCCGCGCGGCGGCGTTGATTACGGCCTTGGTAAAGAGGCGCAACTCACCAAAGAGTGATAGTGCAGGAGTGATCTCGGAAATGCCGCGTACCTGGCCTGGTCGGATCTCGCGGAAATAGTGGAGCACGTATTCCGCTTTGGTCCAGTTGCCTTTCAGCGATTTCATAAAACGGCGGTAGTCGCCAGAATGAGTATTCATCACGCGATACTCTATCGGGTTGCCGTCATTATCAAAGCGGATACCATCGATCTCTTTATCGTTCTGCATCCCCGTCCACGACTCAACCATGTCGCACTCCATCAAGCGCAGATCCAGCTTGACCGGGTTTTTCAACTTGCGGTTTGTCACCATCAAGCCAAATGATTCACCGTCCACAGCTTTAGCCCGTCGCATGGTTCGGAGCTTGGCCCATAGGTTTGCGGCCATTGCCCACGAGGAAAAGGCGCGCTCGGTCCGCTGCGAAAGGTCGGAGTCCCCTAGCTGTAGTTGGATCTCCGGGCCTACGGTGTCGGCTGCGAGTGTCTCGATGATCCCGTAAGCATAAGAGTTGTTCGCCACCTCGTAACGCGCCCGGTTGCGGATGGTCTTGCGAACGGCTGGGCTGTTCGCTTCAGCGGCACTCAGGCTGTCAACGTACTTCCAGAGATTGGCGTTTTCATCGGTTGAACGGGAAACATCGTAGCGGGCATTGATCCGCTTCACGCTGGCAGTATCAACGTCAAACACCGGGCGCTTTGCCTTGGCTCTTACGGCGCGTGGCTTACTCTTGGTGCCAGTCGTTTTTGCTTTAGCTGCCATTAATGCTCCGGTGATTTGAGCGGGCGCATGCTGAATCCAAAGGCATTGCCAGCCTCACTCTTGAGCTGCTTTCTCATCTTCATCAACGAATCCATGCTGTTCTGCGTGACGCTCATTCCGTCAATCGTGAACGATTGAGCCCCACTCAGTAGGGCCTCAATCGCCGTCTCGACCTTTGCCAGTGTTAGAGCCATTGACTACTCCGCACGTTTATCCCTTGCGCCCAGAGCCTTGTCCGCGTCCACCGCCCTTGCCGCCACCCGGACCGCCCTTTGAACAGCCGCCAGTGTTCGCGTTCCTGCGCCCACCACTGGATTGACCCCTGCCGCCGCCCGCTCCTCTTTTCGCGCCTGCTGCCATGATTCGCCTCCACTTAGGATTTTACCCGCGAAAACAAAAACCCCAACTGCGCCTTGCAAGGCAGTTGAGGTCTTAACTCTTACGCTGTGACTCACGCCGGGAGGATCAATCCCGCGCGGGTCTATTCAGTTGTCACGCCGCTATCGTTTCACTATGTTGCCTTTTTGTCAAGTGGGTCGAGTTACGTATGCGGAACATTCGCAAAAGCAAATACCCCGCCGGATTTGTGGTCCGACGGGGTATGGTTGTCGCGGCTCGAAGTTGGCATCTAACGTATCACGAACGCAACACGGCCTATTTCGGCCTCTACCTGCACGCATTTACCCATGAAGCATTCAGCGTATTCCTCCGGTATCGGGAACCGTAAATGCGGGCGATTAGTGCTGGCCTGTCCGCAAAGATGAGCCCCTTGGTTGCTGTTGAATAGACATACAGCCCCGTCGATATACCGCAGGTCAATCACGTCGCCCTTTTCCCATCCAGTGTCTTTGATGATCTTAGGGCTAATGCTGACTCTCGCAATCTTCCTGTTCATTGCTACGTCTTTCTTGCTACCGTTCTGGACGGTTATGCTAAGCAGGGAAACATTCCCAAATCCACCCATATTACCCTTTTGAGTGCATTTCTTTCTTAGGACTGATGCACTGAATGTTGTATGTAACTTTTCGTTCATGTTCTCTTCACTCCCTTGCGCTTCCGCGCTTCCTGCCATTTGTAACTCTTGCATGCCGGACACGCCCTCGGTTCGTCAACAACGCTATCCCATTTGAATCCACACTTCTTGCATTCACACTTCACCTTGACTCACCTCCCTTCACGATTAGAATAACAATAACAATACACGAAGCGCGCGTCAACCGCTGATTTGTCTTTTTTGAGGTGGATTATTGGCTATGGCATAGACGGTTCGTGGGTAAGCCGAAACGATACAATTACAGCTTTGTCTCCGTCCAATACCAATGTTGGGGTCAACATCAATGATGACCCTATAGCATACACGACTTGCGCCAACTCTTCAGCTATCACGTTAGGCAAGCTGACCTTCCCCATAAGCTCTATCCCGTCGTTCTTGACTATTGGAATATGTATCATCGCATCCCCATTCTCCGCCTGCGGTGGTGGAGGCGGTAGTTTGTTTCTCTCCGGTGTATAGCTTCCCCTGATGCCTCTATCACGGTCGTTCAAACTCATCACGTCACCCTTTCATACGTTGAAAACTCCCGACCGCAATTCCTACACTTCCGCCGTCTGTGATTCCGGTCCCCGATGCTGTGCCGAGTATAGATGACTCTGGTGTCAGCGCAATTACATTTCGGGCACCTGACGCCGTGATCGTCGCCGTTCCCGTTGTAATCATCCGGCCATTTCTTGCGCTGCATCGGTTCGTTTATGCGTTGGCCTGTGAGATCGTCCTGCATGCGTTACCTCCTTAGATCCTTTTGCGTGTATGTCTTGCGCCTGCTTTTATGCACAACCGGCTCGCCGCTGGCTGACAAACCCTGCAATGCCGCCGCTACCCAGCAGCCGAACAAAGCATCACCCCAGTGATCTTGTCCGCCTACGGCAATCTGAAATTCCCACCGTAGGCCTTTCGGAGTTTCGTATTTGTTCGTCATCTTCTTGGCAACCACCTGGTCGGCAAAGGCCATGTGATACCGTGAAGTCTTAGCGTCGTGCAGCGTAAACCCGCCAGCGGCCCCCGGCTCTGTCAAGAATGCCCGTTGCGCCGTCTCGCGCCAGTAGTCTGCATTGAACATGCAATAACGCTTGTGCTTGTCTGTCTGTGAGTGCTGAACGTGGCAGAACTCAAACGGCTTGCCTATAAGCGACTTGGTGTTGACCCTGTAGTCGTGACCCGCCCGACCAATCGCGGCCATGACCCGGAACGAATAGCCGCCCGACTGATTGGCCCAGTTGCAGAACCGGTGGACGGCGGCTGACTCAAAACTTGCGTCGATCAGGAGCATGGATAGGTTTGTTGGCTTGCCGTCCTGCGTGAATAAGGTCGCCTTGATCCGGTCGCAAACCTCTTTGAGTCCGGCAAATATCTTCTGACTGATTACCTGCTTGCTTGAGTTTTTCGGGTACAGGTCGCCCCGGTCGGGATAGTGACCGTAGAGCGGTGAGTGTCCGGTCATCGCCTGGTCGAACCCGGCCAGGCAGTAATGCAGTCCGCCGTCGTGCTGGTTGACATCGCAATGGCCGACGAAGACCGTTGTTGTCGGTGGCAATTCCATCCTGGGAATCTTGACCGTGTGGGCGCATACCATCTCTGCCGTGAGCTCGTACTGAGCATTGATGATCGCCTTCGGATCGTTCTGGTACTCAGCCCAGAACTGATCGCCGGTTTCAAGCAAGAGGTTCTCGGCGGTCTGGAGTGCTGATATCTCACCATCCCTGATGCGTTCCTTCCACGATACAACCGCACCGAGGTCCATTGCCGCCCGGTTCGCCCTGTAGAACTTCGTGGCCTCACCGAACCCGCGCCCGTCAGCAACCGCATCCTGGTAGATTTGCCCGTACTCAACCCACAGCCGGTCTTGTTCTTTCGGCCATTCCTTGACCAGCGCCGACGTTTCTCCTTGCCATTCCGGGTGCTGCTTGTGGTCGAGGAAACGTGCGGCCAGGTCGCCCGGTGTAATGATCGTGCAGGGCATGACCGCCGCGATACGTTTCCGGGGTCCGGCCAGGCCCATAACATCGCCGGTGATGATACGCTCCCTCATGTTGCATTGCGTCGGGCTCTCTGCACTCTCGCGGGTCTGCGGATCATCCAGGATAACGAAGTCAGGCCGCATCGTCTTTCCGGTCTTCGTGTCCTTCCACTTGCCCCGGATCGCCCCGGTCAGTCCGTCGCCTTGCAAAATAGAACCGTTGCTCTTGTAGGGCTTCTTTCCCGGTGATAATGATTCGGGCAAGACCAGTGTTTTCTTGCTCCATTTGATCCCGCTTGACTTTCCGTCAGACCGGAGCTGTTGATTTGCCTTGATCGCCTTGTTGTTGGTCGCCCTGGCATACGCGCAAACGTGCGGGTAATGAGCAAAGAGGGTGTCGCTCTCGATGATTTGCAGCTTGCAGAACTCAAGTATATCCTGCGCCATGTCCTGCGTTGCCGCGACTACCACGACATATTTCCGCTTCCCAGTCAGCATGACGTACAGGGCAACCCACTTCAGTATCGTTGTCTTGCCGTGACCTCTGGGCATTGCCAACGAAAACATACCACCCTTGCTGATCGCCTTCTTGATCTTCGCCAGCGCGGTTCTGTGGTCCTTGCTCCACTTGCAATCGAACGCCTCACCGCCGTGGTGCCGGAGCCATGATGATAGGTTGCGCTCTAAGGCTGTGCGCTTTTTCTTCTCGGCTACCGTCGGGTCGGTGTGTTTGACGATCCGTGCCAGCTCGCGGGATGCCGCGACCAGTCGGGCGTGCTTGACCGATTGGGTTACGTGGGCTTTGTCCGCTGCTGTGAGCTTAGGCATCGCCACCGCCATCAGAATGGAGCGCCGAGGTCGGGGTTTTTTGGTAGGCCGTGCGAGCCGTCGTTTAGTTTCAGGCTGGTTAACTTTATGTGCTTTGCTGACATGGTGTCCTTTCTGGATCAGTATCAATGTATTTTTTCGTGAT